TTGATAGTGTATTGGTGTGTGTTGATATATTTTACACTGGCATAGCACACTGAGAATAGTGTGATTTACTATGAGATAGTGTGATTATACCCCAGATAGGACCACTCTCATGGAAAACAATCCACTTTAAAACCACCGTTCTGATGATCCCCCCAACCATTTCCACGGTGATGCCACTCTCATTATAGTGGTTGACATATCTCAAAATGATGTTATACTCGTGGTGTAGAGTGATTAAACTCATTCTGCTGTAATCAGTAATGTGGGCTCACTGTTGTATTAGTGGGCTCACTGTTATTTCACCCTCAACAAATGGTTGACACACAGAGAAAAGATGCTATAATAGTATTGTGTTATAATAATCACATTGACATAGTGTGGTATTGTAATCTCCTTTCGTGGGCTCATTAGGTTCGCTCAAGCAATGGGCCCACACTTCAAACAAAGTGGTTGACACATTTCAAATCCATGCTATTATAATAATATAGCCACAGTGGGCTAGACTGATGTGAAGGCATCACGATTTTTCTTTTTTGTTACGAAACTTCATTGAATACACTGTGGCTCACACTGTGCCATGGTGGGCTAGAACTCAAGTGAAGGCTTGGGCAGAGGGGTTTTGGTTTCTATATATGTTCCCCTTATCATTGAATACACCATGGCACTCACTGTCCTCAATCTGAGAAAACTTTTTGGCACACGGTGGTTTAGGGTGGCGACACAGAGGCCTACCCAAAAAAAAAGTGGATTGCTCATATACATACAGTGTAAAAATATTCTGCCATATTTTTGCTTAAAGTGGGTAACACGATCCACCCTGTCCCACCCTGTGTTCACGGTAAATACCCATGTGCCCAAAACTTACACTCAAAAATCTTTTGAATCCTACGTCACCGTGGATCCTCATACTGGTTGTTGGTTGTGGCAACGCTGTCGCAACAACTCAGGCTACGGTGTAGCCACACACGGGGGACGGAGTTGGCTTGCTCACCGTTTGGCCTGTGTGCTCTACCGTGTGAAGAATCATCGTCATATTCACGCCAATGTAGTGCTTCATCAGTGTGACACGCCTCAATGCTGTAATCCTCAGCATCTCAGGATTGGCACACAGCGTGAAAACAACCTGGACGCCAAACGCAAAGGACGTTGGAACCCCTTCAAAAAAACTTCAAAATAAGGGGTTGACAGATCTCCAAAATGTGCTACTATAAACACAAGGAGGTAGACTATGCAAGATACATTATATGAACTCTCAGGAGAAAAAATGGGAGAGCTTGGTGAATACGGCTGGGTTTTTGGCGGACCGTGTATAAGTGCTGTTGATGAGCCCAGTTTAGAAGATGCTATTGCTCACATAGACACTTGTTGTGCCGCGGTTTTGGCAGATGAGGACGGCAACTGGCTTTTAGACATAGACCGTGACTCAATACCGTCAGTTTGGCAAAGTCAAGAGTTTTTGACTGACTGGCTAGACACAGACTCAATACCGTCTGCTTGGCAAGATGATATTCGTCATCAAATCACTGTGCTCAAACTAGCACAATAACATTACAGGGGCGCTATGCCCCTGTATATCCCAAAAAAATCGCATAAATAATCACATACAAGTATTTGTCAAGCCCGTAAGGACAACTTGATGAATATTTGCTCAGTTAGACGGGCCCAAGTCTAGAGGATAACCAGCAAACACTGGCCCTCAACAACAAGGATAACTCATCAACGCTCAACAACTAACCGTGACGAAAAATCACGTATTATGAAAGGTAAAATATTATGACAGCAGTAGGAAACAACTTGTCAACCAACGCTTTCATTACTATGTTTGGTGATGAGGTAACTCACATCGCACAACAAAAAGCTTCAAAGCTTCAGGGTGCAGTAAGAACAGTTAGAGGCGTTGTAGGTAGCACATACAGATTTCCAATATTAGGAAAAGCAGGTGTTATCAAAAATAAAAATGCAAAAGAAGACATTGATGCATTATCATTAATGGATATCAATACCAGTGGTTCAGGTGTGATTGAGCCAAACTCAGGAACATTCATTGGCGACGGCACTGGCACAGCGGCGGCAGACGTTGATGTAATGAACCACACAAAAGCTGAAGCATCATTAGACAACTATTCAACAGGTGAATATGTGGACGATTTTGATGCATTAAAAACTAACGTAGATCTACGTTCAGCATATGCGTCATCAATCGCGGCGGCTATGTCACGTGCTTATGATAAAGTAATCATTGATGCATTAGACACAAAGAGAAGTTCAATGACAGCAGTCACTGAAACAACACAAGGCACATTGGTAAGAGCGGATTTAACAAAAATCCACAATGCTCTAAATGCCAAAGATGTTCCATTGAACGATAGATATCTTGTGGTTGATTCAACAACATACGGTGACATCTTAGGTGACACTAACATTGTTGGCAACGCAGATGGTCCATTATCACAAGCATTAGTAACTGGTATCTTACCAAACGTATTAGGTTTCAACATCATCATGTCAAACCTTTTAACGTCTATTGATGCAGATGAATATTATTCATATGCATTCCACAAAGATGCAGTTGGTATGGCGATTGGTAAAGACATCACAACTATGGTAAACTATATTCCGCAAAAACTTTCAACATTGATTGCGGCAGAGTTTTCAGCAGGTTCTGTGGTGATTGACCCAACAGCTTGTGTATCTGTAACATCATAAAGATAAATAGAAGTGTAGGTTAGTCATTTTTCTTACATTCCTAGATATATGTGTTGAAAAGGGCGGAGGCAACTTCGCCCTTTTTTTGTGACTAAATAAACATACAAGGAAACACCCATTATGGCAACAACCAAGTTTACAATAGCAACCCAGGCACTATTAAAAATAGGTGGCAATCCCATTTCAACATTTGATGGCACTGATAGAGAGTCAGTGGTGGTATCCAACATGTATGAAGATACCAAAAAAAGTTTATTATACACAACATTTTGGAACTTTGCCACACAAAAAACAGAACTAGCGGCACTGGCAGAAACATCACCAGACGCAAACTACAAATATGTGTATCAACTTCCAGGAGATTACATCAGAGTAAAAGGTATATTTGACACAAGTGGTATCAAAAGAACAGATTATTCAGTGGAAAAAAACAAAGTATACGCAAATATATCACCAATGAACTTAGAATACATTCAAGAAAAATCAGAATCAGACTTTCCACCATTTTTCACAGAAGTGTTGATAGCCAAACTGGCATATGAAATATGTGAAGCAGTCACAGGCGTTGGCACAATCCAAGAAAGACTTGTTAGAGACTATGAAAGAAAACTACAAACAGCAAGAACAGTTGATGGACAAGAAAATCCACCAAGAGCATTCTTAGATCAAGGTAGATTGATAAGAGCAAGAGGCGGCAACACTGACTCAGTGATTTATCCAAGGAGTTAAACAGTGCCACAAATCAAAGTAGTTCAAAACTCATTTACATCAGGCGAAGTTGGTGCGTATTTAGATGCCAGAGAAGATTTGGATATCTATAGAACAGGTGCCAAAACCATTGAAAACTTTTTTGTATTACCACAAGGTGGTTTGTTGAGAAGAGGTGGATTTGAATATATCTCAGGTGTTTCAGCAACAGAATCAGAAACAGGTTTTGCATCACATTCAAGATTGATACCATTTCGTTTTTCAGTAGAACAAGAATATGTGTTGGTATTTGAAACTGGCACATTCACTGTGTTTAGAAATGGACTTGCCGCGGCAGTGGTAACTGATGCACTGCTCAACAACTTTACTGCTTCAAACATCAATGAATGGAGATTTGCACAATCATTTGACACACTCATTATGGTGCATGAAGACTATGCTCCAATACAAATAACTAGAACCAGTCACACCACATGGACAGTGGCTCAAGTTTCATTTACATTTTTACCATTGGCAAACTTTGACAACGGCATCACATTGACTCCAAACTCAAGTGGTTCCCCAAACCATCTCACAGCAAGTGCAGATCCAACTTCACACTTTGCAGTGGGCGATTACATTAACATCAATGGTGGGTTGGTAAAGATTACATCATTTTCAAACACCACCACTATAAATGTCACCACAGAAGAATATTTGGCAACAGGCACAGAAGCATTGTCAACAGAATATCGTCAAACTGCTTTTTCGTCACTCAAAGGTTGGCCCAAGTCAGTGACATTTCACCAAAACAGATTGGTATTTGGTGGAAGCAAAAGCAAGCCACAAACTATATTTGGATCACAAACAGGAGATTTATTCAACTTCAAACCCACAGAAACTGTGATTGACAGTAGTAACAATCCAGTTGGACAAGTAAATGACTCAACAGCATTTTCATTTACCATTGGATCAGACAGTGCTAACATTATTAGACACGT